TACGGAAGTGGTGGCTTTACCCAAGATGGTGCAGCTACTGGTAACGTTAGCTTGTTCCCTTCAATTACTTCAGGTACCTTCAATATCGGTGGTACAGGTGCCAACACTGGTACAGCTACTATATTCGGAGGAACAGGTGCTCAAACTGTTAATATTGCTAACTCTACTGGTGGTAAAACTGTAGCGATTGCCACAGGTGCTGGCGCTAATCTAGTATCTATAGGTAGTAATAATGGAGCATCATCCTTAACTTTACTAGCAGGTACAGGTAACTTCAGTTTAGATGGTGCTGCCACTACAACCTACACATTTGCCCCTAGCGTCACTTCCGGTACAATCAATTTCGGAGGAACAGGTGCTAATACAGGAACAATGACTATTGCTGGCGGTACAGGTGCGCAGACAATCAATATTGCCAACTCTACAGGCGGTAAGACAGTTGCAATAGCGACTGGTGCTGGTGCTAACCTAGTATCTTTGGGAAGTAGCAACGGTGCTTCTAGTCTTACTCTTCTAGCAGGTACAGGTAACTTCAGTTTAGATGGTGCCGCTACTACTACATATACATTCGCTCCTAGTGTTACTTCTGGAACAATAAATTTTGGAGGAACAGGCGCCAATACTGGTACTGCTACTATTTTAGGTGGTACAGGTGCGCAGACAATCAATATAGCTAATAGCACAGGTGTCAAGACTCTTAATATAGCAACTGGTGCAGCAGCAAATGTAGTAACAATAGGCACTACAAATAGTACATCTTCACTTACTTTAAATGCTGGTACTGGAGGTATTTCTCTTACTTCTGGACAAACGAAAAAAGTAACTGCTGTTGCTGCTGCTGCTTCTCCTTATGCTGTTCTTGGTAGTGATTATTTTATAACCACGGATACTACAGCTGGTGTATTGACTTTAACACTTCCTGCAGCTCCTGCTACTGGTAGAACATTGGTAGTATACGATGGTGTTGGCCAAGCGGCTGCAAATAACGTGACGATTGATGGTAATGGAAAATCAATCGCTGCAGCTGGAACAAGTTCTGGAACTAAAACTTTAACAACAGCTTATTCATCAATGACATTGACTTACAATGGAACATTGTGGTGTGGACAAAAAGTAACTTAACAGAGAAAGGAGTTGCCAGATATTTAATGATACGTTATTCAATAAAATTATTTATAACGAATTATTAAAATTTAAGGATGAAATATGCTAAAGAATGTGACTCAAATGACAGTGCAAGTGGGCGAGAAAATTTTTCACATGATTTGTGATCACGATTCACCCATAAATCACGTAAAAGAAGCTCTTTTTCAATTTATGAAAATTGTAGGAGAGGCAGAACAAAGAGCAAAAGAGGCTCAAAAGCCTGCAGATGAAGAAAAGAAAGATGATGTACCTGAAGTTAAAAGTGAAGGAACTGAATGAGTAATCCATATATAGGCGCCAGAGTTGTATTTGATACCGAACGAACAGTAACTGGTGCTTTTACAGGAGTAGCTCAGAATTTAGGAACTCCTCTAACTTATCCGGCAGTTCTAATGGTAATTGATAATCAATCAACTGTAGCTGTGCAATTTGTAGTAAATGGCAATGTATGGAAGACATTTTCTATTGGAGAAGCTCTTGTTTTAGATTTAAGAGGAAACGCAGCTCATGCACCTACATTTGCAGTAGATACAAATACACAATTTCAAATCATTGCCACAGGTGGTACTGGTACTTTCAGTCTTGCAATATTGTATGCTAAGTAAAGGAAAAGAATGAGTCAGATATATAAAAGTTTAACATCTGGACCAGTACCTCCTACAGTACCTACTAGCTTCGTAACTGATGTAAATTCTCCTGCCATTCCAGCTGCCAATGTACTAAATGAAATAGGTGGTAGTACCAGTATAAATAATAATAATGGAATTCAGACAGATGGTTCCTCTGGTAGTAATACTTTAACTATCCAACTCACTAATCGTCTAACAGGAACAGCAACGGTAGTAGGTGCTACAACAGGAGACATAATAACTTTTGCTCTTGGTGCATCTGCCGCAGTGTATAGATTTACTTTTATTGTTTCCGGAAGAGATACAGCAGGTGCAAATGTTGGTACAGGATTAGGATATACGGTTGATGCATCTGCTAGAACAGATGGTTCTACTTCTACAATTATTTCAACACCAGATATAGATGCCGATGAAGATACAGTATTATCTGCAGCTCTCATGGCAGTAGTAGCTAGTGGAAATAATGTGATTGTTAGAGCTACAGGAGTAGCAGGAGAAACAATTTCTTACCGGGCCGTAGGCTCCTACGTGGTGGTATAATGAGTGGATTTGATAATGAAACAGTATATGCTAACAACTGGGATTTCAGAGGAGTACAGCCTGTACTTCCTCAAGTTACCGCTACAGGACAATTGCCTATAGGAACAGGTGCAAGCCCAGCAATTCTGGTAGGAAAGCTTACTTCTCCTCTCGGAACAGTAACAATTGGTTATTCTTCTCCTAATATCACATTAGATATTGCAGGCGGAGCCTCTGCTATAGAAAAAATTAATCTTCAGACTGGAACATCTCCTATAGTGCCAGCCGCAGGAATAATTACTTTTAACGGAGCAACTGTATTGGCAGGAACTAATCCTGTAAGAACCGATGGTACAGGAGCTAATACAATGGCTTTGGAGGTGCAGATATCTCAAGCATTATCTGCTGCTGATGCAACAAAAATAGGTCTTAGCAACTTTGATTCTACAAGCTTTTCAGTAGCATCTACCGGATTTGTAACAATGGCTGGAGGCGGTGGATTTACTTGGAGTGATATTTCTGGTGCATTTTCTCCTCTAAAAAACCATGGTTATTTTATTACAGGAACAGCTAATGGAACGCTTCCTGCAGCTCCTGCTCAAGGAGATACAATTAAGTTTTTTGTAGACACAGCTCAGATTCTAACCATTACTGCTTCAGGAACGCAAATTATAAGAATGGGATCAGCAGTAACAGCAGTAGGCGGTACAGCAGTTAATACTGCACAAGGAGATTCAGTTGAACTTACATATCGCACTAGTGATACGTGTTGGTGTGCTATTTCTGGATTTAGTGGAATATGGACAGTGACATAAAGGAGATGAAAAAGAATGACAGTTGTAACTAGTGATAACAGATATGCAACAGCGCAATTGATTGTTGCTCCTACTCTTGCCCAAGGTGCAAATTATACCACTGTTCAATCGGCAATTACTGCCGCTTCATCGGGACAGACTATTTTTATTCGTCCAGGAACATATACAGAGAATCTAACCTTAAAAGCCGGAGTTAATCTAGCTGCATTTGAATGTGATGCATTTAATCCAAACGTTACAATAGTGGGTACATGTACATTCACAGGTACTGGAACGGTATCTATCTGGGGAATAAGATTACAAACTAATAGTTCATTTTTATTAGCAGTCACAGGTAGTGCTGCATCCGTAGTATGGCTAAGATCATGTTATTTAAATTGCACAAATAATACAGGAATTTCTCATTCATCTTCCAATTCAGCATCTCAAATTCGCGTAGATAATTGTTTTGGAGACATTGGAACTACAGGAATTTCTCTTTTTGCTTCTACAAGCTCTGGAACAATTGGAATAGTATTTACTCAAATTACAAACACAGGTGCTTCTACAACGTCTAGTACAGTAAGTACAGGTACGATAAACATTTTTGAATGTAATGTTGCTATCCCATTTACTACTAGTAGTATTGGTTTATTAAATATCCAAAATTGCATCGTGAACACTTCAGCAACTAATACTACTGCAATAACGACTGCAGGAACTGGGGCAACTAACAATGTAATCAGTGGATATATTTTATCTGGCTCAGCATCTGCGATCAGTGTTGGTACTGGAACCACTTTGGAGATTACATCTGCTACAGTAGGCTCTTCAAATACTAATGCTATTACTGGGGCTGGAACATTAATTCATACAGGATTAGCTTATGCCAGTACTTCTTCACTTGTGAACACTACCACGATTACGGATCGAGCATTTGGAAGAACAGGAACTTTTACACCAGGATTATCTTTTGGTGGAGGAACTACAGGAATTACTTATTCGGCACAACAAGGTTTTTTTACTATTATTGGAAATGTAGTGCATATAAACATACGAATTGTTTTAACAAGTAAGGGTTCATCGACAGGAACTGCTCAAATAACAGGATTACCTGTTACAAATGGCAGTAACATTATCTCAGCGATTGTTGTAGGTTCTTTTGGAGCCGTAACCTTAACTGCTACATATACTTCTATATTCTTATCTCTTGATTCTGCAGCTACTACCGCAACACTTAATGCTTCAACTGCAACAGGATTGGCTTCTATTCTAGTAACCGATACAATGTTTGCAAATAATTCGAATTTAAGAATAACAGGTTCTTATCTTATTGCTTAGGATGGTCTGGAAATAAATAAATCCAACAATCTGCATAAGCATCCAACATTCCACGAATCCAGTAATTGGATTTTTCTTCAGAATATGGATCATACCATTCTTCTAGATCATCCATTCTATCTAATAAAAATTCCCTTGTGATCTTCTTACAATCACATTCGCAAGCCATAAGTTGAAATGGTATAAAAAATAATAAAAAAAAATTTCTCATGTTACCCTTAGTGAATTTACATGAAAAATTTATTATATCACTTTATATGTTCACAAGTGTTTTCTTAAGTTTTTGTAAAGAAATTTATGTGTAAATGACAAATCCTTGATTTTTTTTCATGTAAAATTTATCGTATTTTTTTAAATCTGGAGACCTACATGAAAATATGGATGATAAGCTTTATTTTATTTATCGCTTGCTCAGTATATGGTAATGAAAAAAAATATATTTCAAAAAATCAAATAACAATAACAGAGTATGGAATAATAATAAATGCGCCTGAGGGTGTATACGTAACTGATTCAGTAGTATTTTTAGGAGACGGGAAATATATGATATCTAGCAATATACGTGATTGCCCAAAATACACTCCCGACCCCGAAAAAAATAAAAAATAATACTTTATTTAGAATTACAAATCTTCCAAAATTCAATGTTCTCTCCACGATATTGTTCTAGATTAACATTTTTAAGTTCAGGAACTTTGGAGTAATCTATGTTTCCTTTTCTTAAAATCTTAGAAACTGTTATGCCGTTTCCAATAGAATTTTTATCCTGGCACTGACGTACTAGCAATTCTCTCAGTCCCTTTTCTAATTTTTGTAAATGAAATATTTGATTAGAAATTCTCTTCCATTCCTCACTTACTTCATTCCAGATTTCTGAAGATTTCATTTCGTAATCTTTTTCAGTGAGATCAGGTGCTATCAATTCCTGTATGCACTCATAAAATTCTTTCTCTTTCGACAACATTTTCTTTATGTATTTATCATCTCTATAAACATTCACTATCACTCCATTGTCTCCATCGAAAGAAAAATAAATAGCATTCTCCACTTGTGCTACCTCCATTTGGTGTTGTAGTTGAGGAATGTATTTTTCTGGCACTTCTCCATTCATAGCTTTTTCATGATCCACTTTCCCAGCACATTTCACTTCAGCAATTTTATTTCCTTCTACATTCATTCCATCGAGGGATGCCATCATCCATTCATATGTACGGTGGAATATTACCTTTGGAGAAAATAATTCTCCTGTAAGGTGTTCAAGTTTTTCAATTGCCTTTGATTCAAGATTGTGTCCCCGTCTCATAGCAGAATTTTCCTTCCAGGACTTCATAGCAAGCTTTTCTTGCCACAATTGATAAGGTGTCCTCCATGGAGACACTCCCATAATTACAGGGGCATCTGAAGCCCCTATTTTAGTTCTACGCATTTCTTTCCATTCCTCAGTGTTTTGCATTATCTGATTATGCATATGCCGCCTCCTTACTACTCTCTTTTGACTTTTTTTCGATAGCTGATTTTATTCTTAAATACATCTGAGATGGCAGTTGATCTAATGCTTCAACATTAGGTAATTCTTTCTTCAAAAACGACCAGAATTGCGTCTGATAAATCGGATCACAACTGTACAACATATCTTGCAACTCAGTTGACTGAGCCTTAGATATTTTAGTAACTAATGGTTCCTTTTTAGCAACATTCATAGAGGCCGCATTTCCGTCATCATCTTCATCTGTAGTCACTCCAACAAGAGCTGCCAAACTGTATCTTCTCATGTAGGTGATCGCTGATCCTATTCCTTGTGCGTCTTGCTTATTGGGAATGATTGGAAGAATTGATTTAATCCATTGCCCACTAGAATGGGCCAATGTTGTCACTAAAAATATCTTATCCTCCTTGTAATCCATCGTTTGGATAACAGTAAGACCATTCTTTGTGAGAGGGGTCCTACATGCATCCCATACATTGGAAAGATCTGCGTATTTGCTTTTGAAGAAAGGGTTCACGCTATCTTTAATCGCAGGAGTAATTTCTGACTGTGCTTTTGATAGAGCGAAAGCCAATTCATTTATTTGTTCAGATTGGTACATATTATGCTCCCACTTTTGCTAAAGATTTAATATATTTATTATTTGCAACTTTCCACAGATGTAATAGATCGGAAACATCATTGGATGCATTCTTCTTTACAACTTTCAGATCGCCTGCTGGGAGATTAACACCAAATTTTGCTCCCAATTCTTCCAGGCAATTTTCAAGGTCTTCAATTGCACCATTGTGGTAGACAATGTCCAATATCTCCTTAAACCAATACTTTCCTTCATCTAATTTTTCTTGTTTTTCATCGCAGTAGCAGCAATCTTGTTCGTAGCTTATATCATCATATGTAAACATTTTTGGATCCTTTTTTTTATTTATTTTAATTTTAATTATACAGTGTATATGAAAAAATTTCCTTCAATATGTGGGTTGCCATACAATCTTTGAAGGGCATCTTTGTCTTTCTCAAGCATCTCTTCTGTATCAAACACTAAGTACTCTCTTCCCATGTAGATAAAGACTAGGTAGTCAAAAGTTCTTATTCTGAACAGATCTGCTGACAACCACTTAGCTAACACTTCGAGCTTATCCATTTTTACCCCTTGGTTTGGATTATGATGAAAATATAACAGAGTGGTGAATTTTCACAAAGAAAAAAAGTGAAATTGCAACAAAAGATTGAGTTAGGTACAATGCGGCGCAAAAAAGGAGAAACGATATGGACCTAAGAGAATATCTATATCA